CCCTGATGTCCCTGATGTCCTTGATGTCCTTGGTGTCCTTGGAATCCTTGATGTCCCTGATGTCCTTGAGCACCTAGATTTCCAGGAGAACCTTGTCTTCCTTGATGTCCTTGGAATCCTTGGTGTCCCTGAACTCCTATATCCCCTTTATCACCAGTTCTAGCAAAAGTTATTAATACATCTTCATTATTACTAAAAGATGTAGCACCACTTAAATGTGTAGATGGTATCTTATGATAACTTCCACCATCTGTACTAGATCCAGTAATAGAAAATATAGCAAAATCATCAGAATTTGATTTATTTGTAATCCTATAATGTCCTTTTAATGTAGAAGTAGAATCATCGATTGTTGTCAAATAAGTATTGATATCAATATTATTATCATCTTTATCATCAATATAAAGTGTTAGTCCACCACTAAATGTAGACTCACTAATTCTTAATTTACCATCACCAGGATCACTATCATCAGTATTAGTGTCAAAAGTATAATCAAAAGTTACTCCACCAAAATTACCATCTGCACCTTGTCTTCCTTGATGTCCAATATTTCCTGCATTTCCATCAACACCTTGGTGTCCTTGGTGTCCTTGAATACCTTGGTGTCCTTGATGTCCTTGATGTCCTTGATGTCCTTGAATACCTTGGTGTCCTTGGAATCCTTGATGTCCTTGATGTCCTTGAGATCCTTGGGCTCCAGCATTACCATCATTTCCATCAACACCTTGGTGTCCTTGATGCCCTTGATGCCCTTGGTGTCCTTGGTGTCCTTGATGTCCTTGATGTCCTTGATGTCCTTGGTGTCCCTGATGTCCTTGGTGTCCTTGATGTCCTTGAATACCTTGGTGTCCTTGGAATCCTTGATGTCCCTGATGTCCTTGAGATCCTTGGGCTCCAGCATTACCAGCATTTCCATCAACACCTTGGTGTCCTTGGTGTCCTTGATGCCCTTGGTGTCCTTGGTGTCCCTGATGTCCTTGGTGTCCCTGATGTCCTTGATGTCCTTGATGTCCCTGAAATCCTTGGTGTCCTTGATGTCCTTGAGATCCTTGGGCTCCAGCATTACCAGCATTTCCATCAACACCTTGGTGTCCTTGGAATCCTTGGTGTCCTTGGAATCCTTGATGTCCTTGATGTCCTCTAAGTCCTTGATGACCTTGATGTCCTTGATGTCCTTGGAATCCTTGGAATCCTTGAACACCAGTAGCACCTTGAACACCTGCAGGTCCTTGAGATACAGTAACCCACTGCTCACTGGAACCATCATCATACCAAATTAGAAGTTCACCAGTATCAGTTTCCCACCACAAATCTCCAGCATATGCTCCATCTGGTGGGGTTTCTGCAATAGTAACTCCAGATCCACCTTTTCCCCAACTTACACCAGCACCAGTTGAAGTAAGAACTGAACGAGCAACACCAACTAATCCATGAGAATCTTCAATAATACCTGGATCTATCCTAGTTGCTGTTATAATTCCAACAGTAGCATTTCTAACATGCAACTCACCCCATTTCGTATTTGATTGTCCTATCCTATAACCATTATCTACAAGAGGTAATACATCTGCAATAATACGTGCACCAAGATTAAGTTGACTTCCTGTAAGATTGACGATATTTCCATTAAGAGTTGTATTTCCACTAATAGTTGTAATACCACCAGTTGGTACATGTAAATTTCCATCAAGTTTAGTATCACCAACAACACTTAATGAATGAAGTGGGAATGTAGAACCTATCCCAACATTCTTACTCGTATGAATACCAATAGTACCATAAACTCCCCATGTTCCACCAGCACCTACACCTATTTCTCCTCCACCAGGACCAATAAATGTTCCATGAAACTCTGTTGCAGTTACAATACCTGTTCCACCAAATATAGCATTACCACCAACTGCTAATGCAACACCTGCTTCTGTTGTTGCAATACCAACATTCGATAAAGTATGAATACCAATAGCATCCAATACCCACAATCCATCTTCCTGATCAGCATTAGCATTAGCAGAAACCCATTGCCCACTATCAATATCTTCATAAAATACGTTTAAATCTCCTTCCTCACTATCCCACCATAAATCTCCTGATGATGCATTTTGTGGAGCATTTGGAGAAATAGTTACATTAGCACTAACAGAAGAAGTCCAACTAATTCCTGTTCCTGTTGCAATAAGAATAGAACCAGCAGCACCTACAATATTATTTTCATCCCAAACCTTACCATTAATTCTAAAATCACCTTCAAGATGTAATGGTTGTGTAGGATTGGTAGTTCCTATACCAACTCTATTAGTAGAATAATCATAAGATAAATTAGGAGCAGCAGCAAAATCATCAAGTTTATTAAATAAAATCTGCTTATCTTCTCCAGGTGGACTAATAGCTACAGTAGAAATGCTACCACTAGCAGTTGCAGTTACAGCAGAACCAACAAAATTTATCTTTGATACACTATTAGCAGTACCTACAAGAGTTCCTTCATCAAATATACTAATACCATCTACAAGAGTTGCTGGACTATCTTCTTGCCAATATCTATCATAAACAGAACCATTCGGAATCGTAATAAGACGATAATATGTTCCAGAAATAGGAATAGATTTTTCACCAGGATATCCTAGATTCGGCTCAGTATCACTAGGACTAAGATACAAATGTCTATCTGTACCCAGACCAGAATTCTTGGTTACTTTAACCCTACCACTTAAATACCTATGTGAAGCTTTTTTTCCGTCTGCCATTATGTCGAACTATTCTCTAGAAGACTTGCAATAAATTCCATTTGAAGTGGTGCAACCATTCCACCGCTAATAGATTTTCCAACATGAACACTTATACTATCCGCAGTTGTTGTTCCAATACCAACTGATGTATTATAATAAGGATCAGTTGAACGTGGATAAGCATGTTCTGTAGAATTACCATCCATTGCACATGTGAATACAAATCCATCATTTGCTAATCGAATAGATTCACCTTGTTTAGCAATACAATTTGCTAGTGCAGATTGGAAATAATGTGTTGATGTATTTGAAGAAGAACCAACATTAACTCGTATTGTATTTGTATTTACCACTGTTATTGGCAACCACTTTCCACTGTAAGGATCTGTTGAACGTGGATATAAATGCTCTGTCTGTCTAAAATCCTTATCACAAGTAAATGTTAATGATAAATCTTGTATTCTAATCTTATCTCCAAGAACCATACCATGATTACTAATTGTCAAATCTAATTGTCCAGATGCAGGTGTATAAGATGCTGCCGTTATACTATGAAGTGTTTGTCCACGTAAATTATATCCAGTACCAAGAGTTAATTTCATATCACCAGTAGATGAATCATAAAAAACACTAGATGGATTAAAATACTTAGTACGTGATTTTCCTACAAATAAACTAACAGTTGTCTCAGTTGTTGCTCCAATGCCTATTGAAGTATTATAATAGGGATCAGTAGAACGAGGATAACTATGATCTGTAGCATAATTATCCATAGAACACATAAAGACTAAAGAATTATTACCTATCTTACATGAATCAGCACCAATCTTAACAGCATTTGATGCACCACTTACAAATTGATGTGTATGTTGTCCTTCAGCTCCAGCAGGTGAAATCTGAACTTTAAAATGATTTGCATCAGGAACTTCAGTAACATAAAGCCACTTATTACTCTGAGGATCTGATGCTCTTGGATACTTATGTATTCCAACATTATTATCCTTTGCACATTTAAATGATAATGATTCATCATCAAATCTAACAATATCACCAACAGCAAGTCCATGATTAGTTATCTTAACATTCAATACACCAGTTGAAGGATTATATGTTGTTGGATTAGTACCTGCTTCAGCAGTTTTTGTTTGTTGATTCTTATTAAGATTATAATTAGCAGGAATTGTAAGAACCATTTCACCCGTTTCAGGATTATATGTTGCTGCAGATACATTATGTGATGTTGTAACAGATGCACCTACATTAACACTAAAGCTATCATCATCAATTTTAGTAACTGTTAAATTATTTCCTTGTGCTGGATCAGTTGGGCGAGGATAAGAATGCTCCGTAGCATAATTATCCATTGCACACTTAAATGTTAATGATTTATCAGCAATACTAATTTCATTACCAGTTACTAATCCATGATTACTTGCAAAATTTAATGTCAATATACCAGTTGATGCAACATATCCAGCACTATTTGGTGTTAATTGACCAGAACCACCAGTTTCGATGGTTATACAATTAGCAGCACACTCTTCAAATTGATGTGTATAATCACCACCTAAAACTAAAGCACCTGGTGCTGATAATGTAGATCTAAATGAATGAGCATATCCAACAGAACCTGTAATTGTTGAATTATTAACTGCCTTAACAAATGTATGTGGTGAAGGATTATAAAAATGATCTACAAATAAAAGTCCAGTTCCACCAATAACAGAAGTAAATGTCTTAGAAGTTCCTACAGAATCAACAATAGACTCAACCGTACTTGACTGTTGCGGATCTGGGAAAATTGTTGTTGTAATACCAGCATTACTTGAACATGTAAATGCAATACCAACCATTGATACATCTTCATTTACATTAAATCCATGAGCATTCATGGTAGTTACAGTAGCAATTCCACTGTAAGGACTATACTTAACATCAGTAATAGTATTAATACCAGTCTGAACACCCTTAATGAATAATCTATCTAAAGTTGTTGCTGTTTTTTCTAATACTAATCTTCCATCAATAAGAATTGCTGCATCATTTGGTGGTATTTCTATATCCTTTATAACTCTTATATCTCGTGTAATTCCTGTACTTCTTGCTTCCCTTCTATGAATTAAAGTAACTGTTGGATATGTCTGTCCTATTCCTACATTAGAAACTTGTGCATATAACAAAATAGCAGAAGTTCCTGTTGGTACTTCATATATCTTCTGCTCTCCTGGTGTAACAGGAACAGCAACCGAGAGAAACTTATTTACTGGTGCTATTGCCATTTATTTCAATGCTAGTATTAAGGGTGTTAATTGTGCCTGGATTGCTCTATTAAAGTCTCTTCCAGAAATAGTCGAAGTAGTTTGATCAATTGTCAGTCCTTCTCCAATTCTAAAGTTACCTTTTTGGTCCGTACTGGTGAATGGAACTTGTCCACCGTTAATGGCAACAATTTCATTTTCAGGAACAGGCTCACCACCCTGGAAGGGGTTTGCTCTATTTATGTCCGTCCCTGCACCAACATATTCAAAAGAATGAGAACTGGTGATAATTCTACTGATTCTACGTAACTCAATATCAGTGTCTTCTGCAACAGCAAATGGAACAAATTCATTTAACGATAATGTAGTTATTCCAACAACATCACTAGGTTCAGTAGCAGTATTCACAGTATAGTAAATTGGATCCGTAATGACTTCCATAATTGCAGAAGTTCCACTAGTAGGAGAAGTTGTTAATCCAATTCTTTGTGTTGGACCACTTCCAGTTTGTGGTAAGAAGTTTCTACCACTAGCAATGACATCAACTGACGTAATTGTTCCTGCAGCACTTACGTTTGCAGAAAGTTCAGCACGAATACCTTCTGGACCTAATGGAATATCAACTATTATATTTGGTGGTGCTGCTTCAACATAACCAGTACCACCATCAAGAATTTTAATCTCTCTAATTAACTGGAATGGTTGAGCCATTACACCAGTAGAAGTAGTATCAGCAAAATCATCTAAATCAACTTTAAAGAATATTGCCTGTCCATCAAAAGGTTTTCTAAAATTATTAAAACTATCTTTAAGATTTTCTATAACAAATTCATCCCCTTCAGCAACTTTACCTACCAATGTCTTACCAGTATATTCTGTTGCACTAACACCATCAGCATAAAGTCCATAATTACCAAATGATGAGTTAGAGTTTGTCAAATCACATTGTCCACCACTATCAGCATAAATTGCAATATCACAAGAAATAGTAAAGATAGAAACTAACTGAGCATATCCTTTATTAGTTAATGATACACCAATACCTGCTTCATTATATTGAGTAAAGGAATCACAAACCATACTCTTTAAATCCTGTCCAATATTAACTGTTCCTGTATAGTTTGAAGATACATGATTACCATCAATCTTCATACCAATACTACCAGTCATAAAGTTGGTACAGTTTCTAACATATGGACTCTTATATCTACCACCTAATGCTGGATTACCTCTTCTTGGACCTTCGTTTGCAGGACCAAGAGCAATATATCCACTATTTGCTTTCTCCGAATTTGTTAATGGTGGAAATGCTACTGCTGCACCTGATACTAAAGTACTACTTGTTTCTCCAGCAAAGTTTAAATTCTGTATTAAACATCCTCTTCTGACATGGAATACATCTTTATCATTATTAAGAGGAACTACAGTTACAAGTCTCAAATCTTCACCAGAAATAGCAACATCAGTTCTTAAACCAACTGGATTATTCTCATAATAAACACCAGAACGAACAATAATAGTATCACCTGCCTGTGCTATTGCTGCAGCACCAGCAATACTTCTCTTAGAATCACCTTCCAATAATCCACTATTAGCATCATTTCCATCAACAGTAACGTAAATAGCATTTGTTGTTTCAACACCTGGAGGTCTCCATGATACTCCAGTTCCTACTGATGATAATAGATAATCAGTTTGTGCAGCACCAGGACCAGATGCATTATTGTTCTTATCAATTAAAGCACCTTCTAGTTCTAATGAACCATGAATTGTTGTAGCACCACCAACAGTTAATATACCTACAACATTTAATGAATCATGTGCAGGATTATATTTAATACCCTTATCAACTCTTACTGTTTGTCCTGCTCCAGAAGCAGTATCAGCAGCATCATCAACAAAAGTTAAGAAATATTCCCTATCAGTACCTGTTAGTTTTGTAGCAACAAAAGTTGTAATACCAGCATTTTCAACATAAGTTGCAATACCTGCTCTATCAGCATAAGTTGCAAATCCTGCTCTATGTGCATTTGTAGCAAATCCTGCTACTTTTGTATATGTAGCAATACCTGCCAGATCAGCATAAGTCGTAAACCCTGAACGATGGGAATTTGTAGCAAATCCAGCATTTTGTGCATAAATTGCTGTTGATATTGTACCAGTAGTAAATCCACTAACAACTAATCCACTATCAATCCATGTTCCACCTTTAATATCTACAGTTTTTCGTAATGAAGTATCACCATCTACATTCAAAGTACCTTCAACGTCAGTATTACCACCAACATTTAAATTTTTACCAATACCAACACCACCTGCAATAACTGCAGCACCATTAGTAGAATTACTAGATTGTAATGTGCTCCCTACATCTAATCTACTAGTAAACTTTCCATAACCACCAACATTTAAATTCTCAGCAATACCAACACCACCTTTAATAACTGCAGCACCAGTTGCTGTACTGGTTGATCCAGATGTACTCTCAACATCTAAAGCCCCACCAACTTTTACATAATCATTAGTCCTTACTTGTCCACCAATACCAACACCACCCGTAACAACTAAAGCACCTGATTGATAACTACTAGAAGCAGTACTAGAGGTTATTTCAGTATCTCCAGTAATCTTTGCTGTACCTACTACATGCAATCTTTCTGATGGATTTGCAATATTAATACCAACATTTGCCCCCATAGTATGGAGACCAGAATTATTCTTTACCCAATTATCAGTAAAATGAAGATGAGCAAGGTTTTGGTTTGAAGCATCTTGTACAGCATGAACTAAATCACCACCACTACCAGTTCCAATAAGATTTAAAGTTGTAAAGGAAAAACCAGCACCAACAAGTGCACCTTCATTCTGTAAGAATATACCTTCAACTTGAGCAGGAGGAGGTGCAACCCATACTATACCATGTTCATCTCTTTGTAGATAATATCCATTAGCACCAGCGTCATTTCTTCTATCATAGATAAATCTATCAATTTTTACATCACCAGCAACATCTACTTCTCTTTCTGGTCTAGTACTACCAATACCAACAGAACCAGCAGCACCTATCTGATGAATACCACCAGATACAATTATTGAACCACCAACATCTAATGTTGCAGAAGGTTGTGGTATTGTTGAATTAATTCCTACCCTATTACCATATTCTTCTGGGTATGCTGTTAATGTCTGTCCACTTTCATTAGTACCAACCCAAAATCTCTCCTTTACATGTAAATAATCAATTTCTATTGGTTCAGTAAATGTAGCAACACCTGCAAAATAAGTACCATCATTAAACGTAATAGGACCATTATAAGTACCAATACCAGTGGCAAATATATCTTTAAAATTTGCCTGATGATTAACAGTTAAATTATCAACAGTTAAATTATCAGTACCATCTAAATCATAATATAAATTTCCATAGATATAAACATCCTCAAAGAACTTAGCATCATTATTAGCATGTAAACCACTTACATATGTAATTTCAGTACCTTCTGCCATATCTTATACACCAAAACCTGAGAATTTACCAGCAATACTTCCAAATTGCTCTTGTACATCACCAAGTTGTCCACTAAGTTGCTCTTGTACACCACCAAGTTGCTCACTAAGTTGATCTTGTACACCACTAAGTTGATCTGTTAGTGCATCAGTATCAATATTATCAAGAGCACTTGTCAGTTCTGATGGTATACCACCAGAAGTAAACTTATCAATAGCAGCATTAAGTTTATCTGCACCAACTTTAGTACCTGCAAATACACCTCCCATGAATGGAAGAGGAGCCATATTACCAACTATTTCATTACCACGTATCGTATTTCCTCTAAACTCAATATCATTTGCTTCCATTGTAATTTTATCACCACCATTTATCTTCATACTCTTACTAGCAGTTATATCAATATTATTTCCTATAATACTAATATTGCCATTTTCATCAGCATGTATCTTAATATCGCCTTTAGCAGCATGAACTAGAATATCAACACCACCTGCTGGTTTCGTAGCACCAGCACATATTTCAATATCCTTATCAGCATGTATTTTTAACTTACCATCTTCACCATATGTAATAGATGCCTTTTCATCCTGATCAGTCCAAGCATAATGAGTAAGCACACTTGCACCACCATATCCATCATTTTCAGGATTGTTTATATCAACCCTATACTTAGGATATGCCTCTAAATAACGTTCGTGATCAGTTTTCTTTGACATTATGTGTTAATACAATCGATTACTTGTTTGATTTCTCCTTGAGGTTCTGGTCTAACATCAAGATTTGCTTTTAAAACAGCACCAGATCCTGTATCAGAATTCACTGTTAATATAGGAATATCAGTTATATCTTGACTATTTATTGGTGTAACTTTAATGATAGAACCGTATGAAATTTGAACCTCATATTCATTGTCAAAATCATCAGTTACAGTATCACCTTCCTGATATCCAGAACCAGGATTAACAATAGTTACACTATCAATAATAGGTGGTTCATCATCAGAAATTGGATAGAATTGCCCCTCAGAAACCATATAAATCTCATTAACTTTACCATCTTTAATAGTTGCTCTTGCAATAGCACCAAATCCTTGACCACAATTATCAACTATCTCAACAAATGGTGGGAACATATATCCATTACCAGGATTTGTCATCTTAATACCAATAACACTTCCTGTTTTCTTAGCCTGTCCCATAAAATTACCAAAGAAAGGAATAGCTGATGCACCAGTTCCACCACCACCAAAAATATTAATCTTGGGTGGTTCACAAACTTCAGGTAATGCGGAATTACATTCACTAACTGCATCACCAATACCTGATATTGCCTCTCCAGCTTCTTTAATACCACCAGATAAAAGACTAAATCCACCCATTATATCTTGAACACCATCTAAAGGAATACCAGCAGATCTTGCTGCATCAGCTACTGACTTAGCAGCATTAGCATCCTTAATAATAGAACTTAAATCAAGACCTCCACCAGAAACAGGTCCATATCCCAACTTATATGTACAAGCATTTATTGCTGCTGCTGGTGGTGGTGGAGTACCACAATCACCCATTGCTGGCATTCCTAAAAGAGCATCAACACCACCTCTAAGTAAACCATCTACACTAAAGTTGCCCATATAACCCATCAATTTACTAATACCACCAAGAGAAGATTGCATCCCATCAGATATTTGTCCTGTAATTGCATTCATTAATGCACCTGTAGCTTGATCACCTACACAATCAACATAATTAAAAGCATTATCAACAACTGAATTTAATATTCCCTCAATCGAAGAACCCAAATTACCTATAACCTGATTAGTTAAACATGGTAATAATTCATTCATTTTACCAATAGGATTTATCATTGATTCTTGTGCTGCAATACCAAACTTATTAGCAATACCTGGAGATTGAGTTGCTGCAAGAGTTTTTGCATAAACACTACTATACATTGATTTTAATCCACCATTCAACATAGGTGTCATTTGTTTATAAAGACTATTTGTCATACCACTTACCATTCCAGATGCATTACCAGCTAAAGCAGCAGTTTTATCAGATACTAAACCCTTAACTTTATCTCTATAAAACTCAGTATTAACATCAAATTTGGATTTTAAATTGGTAACATCACCCACAAGATTCTGAACACCAACTTTCATCTTACCTATAGATTCCTGTGATTGACTCTTTCCACATCCAAGATGAATAACTTTACCATTAAAAGAGCTCATAGTAGCTTTGTTACCACTACCAGTTGTCGCTTCTACTTTATTAGCATCTGCCTGTGAAACTTGAAGAGGTGATGCTGAATCTTGAGAACCAGTACTATTTGATTCTTTTACAACAGTTTCTGCAGGTTTTTTAAGAGTATCAGTATATCCAGTAAAAGCTTGGAATGGAAGTTCCTCTCCTTTATCTGCTCTATATTGAGAATTACCAAACGCACCAAAAATCACTGGAATCTGTGCATTATCACCATCTAAAAAGAATCCTACAACAACATCACCCTGTTGAAATCTAATTGTTTTAGATACTCCAGCAGAACCAGTTCCATGTCCTGGTGGAGAAATAACTTGTGCCCAAGGTAGATCTTCATCTGAAAGTTCTACAGTATTATATGGATGATATCCCATAATACGAACTTTATACCTATTACCAAATGCCTTTTGATTCTTTCTATATCTACCACCTCGTCTATGACCCTTTGTTTGTGGTGCTTGAACTTTATCGGGGGCAATTTGTCCTATCCACCAACGAAATCCATCTCTTCCAACAAAATTAGTTCTTAATAAGGATTCTTCCATTACTTCCCTCCATTATCATTATTTACACCATATAAACCGAAGGTATCTCGCAATAACTTCATTGATGTTTCTGATTTCTTAGTATCAAAATGATGACATAACTCTTTAATTAAATACAAACCACTCTGTTCATCATCATATTCCTCACTCCCAGTACTAGTCTTAGGAAACTCACATTTAATAACATCACCTGCCTTTAGATTAGTATTCAAAGGAACTTGCATATGAAGTTCTTGGGTGAATAAAGTATTATATTTCATAATTGCCTGTGCTTGATACTCCATAGGATCAGCATTTTTATCAGTTTTTACTCCTTTTTCAAGAACTCCCCTATCAATAACCATCGTCATTATTCTACTTGGTATTTCACCTAAAGATATTTCAGAATCTTGAGAAACTGATGGTAATTCCAATTCTCTTCCTAAATTTTTTGTCTTACTCTTATATTTACTAAGGGTAAATTGTGACTCTTGAGGTAAATTAAATCTACTAGTAGAAGGATCAAATGTAGCAACATAACTAGAATATGCACCAAGTCTCAATTTTTCAAGTAAGTCCTGATTTTTATTTGTAGAATATCTCAAAATATTTAAATCATTATTTCTCTCAGTACTACTCAATGCAACCTCATTATAAGTATATGTTGCTTTTGGTTCTTGATTAATTAAATTATCTAAAGATTTAAAATGATACCCATCTTGAGTTTGGAAAAATACAAATCCAGCAGTTCCTTCTTCAGGAACACCTTTAGATGCTAACCATACTAATATATTAAATGGTTTTCTCATATTACCAATAAAACCATATGTATTTGAAGTCTTATCAATATCCATATTTTTCTCAGTCTTCAAATAATCCTTAAGAATTTTCTCTACTGATACATCAATTGTAGAAGAAGTTGGAAACTTAATAGGAACTCTTACTGTTTCATTAGTAATTGTTTCTCTAGAAACTAAATTTAATGTAAATGCTTCTTTCTGTTGCTGTGTAAGAACATTAGTAATACTAGAAACATACAAATAATCTTGATAATTTTCGGAAAAATTTAATCCAGCATTATCTTCAGAATTAGGAGCTATCTTTAAAGATAATCTTTCTCCACCTCTCAATGGAAGTCCATTATATATTGATTGTAATTTACCATCTTTACCTTCAATAGTATCACCTGTATTAAAAACAACTATCTGTGCAGTAATGGTAGGAGAAAATATATCTTCATAATAATCAATAGAATTTACTCCAGCACGAATGTCAATATCTTGCGATTGATCATTTGCCTCTAAAATAACTTCTTCAAATATAGATTTATCTTGTGCTGCCATTTATTTTTCCATACCGTGTAACATTAAGTCCTTACTATTTACACTATCTTTATCACCTATATTTGGTGATGAACCTGATGTAACTGGAGCTTGATTTGTTTTTGATGTTGGTTGTGTTACAGGAACTGTAATAACTCTATCCTTATTAGAACTATCAACTTTAAGATTACCATATGTACTACCACCTTTACCACCAAACGTATTCATTGGACCTGAAATTCCTCTAGGATATTTCTTTCCATCTACTGTGATTGTTGTTAAATCTCCTTTTACTATAGTTTGTTTTGTTCTATATTTAACTTTACTAGAATCTACACCAAAATTACTAAGAGCAGAATTAATCTTCGTTTTAGTATTATATTTTGATGGATTGTTTCTAACCTCATTATTAACGATACCACTCATTGCAGGTGGAATAAGGTTTTTATTATCCTCTAATACTTCTATTGGATCAACTTTCTCACTTTTATCTAATTCATTATCAACCTCTTTATTGAGATCATCCATATCTTTATTAAGTTTTTTCTCTTCACCCTTTGCTTTCTGCTCTAAATCACTAAATCCCTTCTTTTGTTTCTTAAAGGTATCTTTTAATTTATTATTTTCAGATTCTAATTTCTTTTTTTCAGCATCAACAGAATCCGTATTACCTGTTATAGTATTCCATAAATTTTTAATACCATCACCAATCCATGTAAAGAAATCAACTATACCAGTAGCCCACTTCTTCAATGTCTCAAAAACAGGTTTTGCCATATCAATAAATTTCTTCACACTCTCCATAATTGCTGGTAATTGATTAATCAACCATCCAGCGAATATTGTCATAATAAATTTAAAAGGATTAAATCCTCCCTTTTTCTTACCTGTAGTAGCATCACTAGTACGTTTTTTTGTAGAATTTCCACTTTCTAACGACTTTTCTGCCCTATTCCTTTTGATCATATTCCATTTTCTTCTCACCCATCTTTTTTGAACTCTTATATCTTTCTTAAAAAACTTCTTAGCAAAATTTACATTCTTTTTTACCTTTTGTTTCGTTTTAAATGATTTCATTCTAAGAAATCTTCCCTGCACTTTAGGTTTGGATTTACCTAATTTAAATCCACCCTTTACACTACCAAAAAAACCTTTCATTGACATCTACCTACCCCACCACATTATAATGAGTTTTTGAAGTCAAAACATGCATATTATTAGGATTATTACTAGGAAGAAATTCAACACTAGTAGCTGGTGAAGAAGGAGCTTCCTCTTCTTTTTGAGGAACTGACACTGGAAGAACAGTTACTTTACCTTCATTAGTTGGTTCTGGTCCAATGGTACTAGTAACATCCGAGGCATTAACATTAGAACTAACATTTTCACCGCTACCTACAGAAGAAACTGTACCAGATCCATTTACCATACCTTGATATTTTGCTCTTATAGCATCTTGTTTCTGTTTTATTATATCCTTATCTTCTTTTGAATGTACTTTCCTCTTTCTATTACCTTGTCCTCCAACAGTTTTAGACTTAGGAGTATCTTCTACAACTTGCTTAATCTCAGCATTCATTTGATCTCTAAGATCATTAAGTCTTTTTCGTTCTGCCTCTACCTCTTGAAATATTTTTTCTTGCTCTTCTGTTCTATCACTACTCTTCTTCATACCATTCTTGATAAGACCTTTTGTGGTCATTCCAGCATCTTTCATTTTTTTATCAAGTTCTTTATGCTTATCTGTAAATGATTGTCCACCAGTTGCTTTATTTCTGCCCCAATCCCAAAGTTTTTTAATTCCAAAAATAGCACCCCCAACTCCAACTGCTATTAATAATGCAGTTAAAGTTACAGGATTAAACAATAATCCACCAATTACACCAATCAAAGATCCTATACCAGCAAGAACAGGACCAATAGCACCTGCAGCAAGTAGCATTATTCCACCAATTGCTGATGCACCTAATAAAAGTTTCTTACCAATTTTATTAATCTCATCTTTATTACCACTAGTAAAAGCATTGATTAACTGTATAGTTTTGTCTGTTAACCACCCTGCAGCAACAAACATAAAAAATTTCTTAATACCTTCTAAAAATCCCTGTGCCTTTTTACCTACCTGTTCAGCTGGACCTAAAGTTTTATCTACATCCCGTGCTGCATCCCCTGTAGCAGTACCTTCAAGAGTTCCTTCTGCCTTCTCTCTCTTAATTCTTTGTGCTTCTAATTGTCTTTGTCTTGCTTCTATTTTTTCCTTATCTTGTGCATTCTCAAGAATTGCCTGTTGTCCAGACTGCAATTGCCCAATAGATTGTTGAATATTACTAACACTAGTCCTTACTGACACTAAGGACTCATCTTGCATCTGTACTCTAGTACCTAAATCAATAACATCCTTCTCTAACTCAATTACTCTCTCAAGAACTCTTCTTTGAGATTTAAGAGATTTTATATGACTAGCACTAGAAACTTTTGAATGAATTGGAGAAACATTACCTAAATTTGACTGACCACCAAAATTACCACCAAGACTTATAGATGTTTTCTTTAACTTTGGTGTTGCTATGTTAGGAAAAGCAGTTTGATTAATAGCCACTTTGTGCTTGCTCTTGTTTTGCCTTCAAATTTTCTTCTTCAATATACTGTTGTAGAAGAGATAAATAGACTTCTCGTTCCCAAGGAATCATATTTTCTAGCTCTGTTAAGCTATATTTATGGTGTTGCATCAAGGCGAAATTTACCTTATAGTATGACTCTAGGTTTTCATGAGCCATACCTACCCGAAAAAACTTTGTAGTCCCTCCAGTAGGATTTCATTTTCAACTTTAGTTTTAGGATTTACAACTTTAAGGGTATGTGACAATTTTGGCATTGTAGCAAAAAAGTTCTCAACTTCCTTAAATTGCTTAGTTCCCAATTGATCAATAAAATCAACCAATTCCTTTCTAGTACAATCAGAAGCATTCCACGATTCTTCTTCAGAATATACTTGTTCAATACATGAAGCAATTAACTCAAATGTATCCTCAATATCCATTCCTTCAGAAATATCAAAATTATTTTTAACAAATTCATCCATAGAAGGATATTTCATTCTAAGAGATAATGTATCATCTATTTTAATATCTCTTGTATGTCCCTTAGTTTCATTAATTTTAATATCATCTAAACTAATTACAGCAGGAACTTGAGTTTCACCATCATCAGGACAAGTTATCATAACTTCAACATCTTCACCAACTGACTTACCTCGAATATTCAAGAATAAGTATTCAATGTCAAAAGTAGCAAGTTTCTCTACTTTAATGCCTCTTGTTAAAATACAATTTTTAAGAACATTCTGAACAGCAGTGGTTATCTGTTTTGTGTCCTCACTCTCCATTGCAATAATAAGGAGTTTTTCTTCTTTTACAAGAAAAGGTCTATATCTACATTTTCTTCCAGATGACGGAAGTACCAACTCATAGGTTGGTGCAGTAATTTTTGGTAAAGGCATAATGTGTGTAGCACTTCAGTATTTTTATTTATACCACTTTTTTGAAAATCCTGTGGCTCAAAAAAATTGCGGAGTTTTTTTTCCGCTATATTTGAAACAAAAAGTCGATTTTGGTTTAGAGGATTCCTCTAACACCTCCACCAGCATTCATGTTAGGTATTTTAACTTGACTATTGGTTAACCTTCTATTACCTGAATTACCCCTATACAAGGAGAAACTACTGTTCTTTCCACAAATATATCTATCAATAGAGAATGTAACAGATAACCTTAGAGCATCTGTCTGATCATATGAAACAGCAATATCATTTAATGCTTTTGGGAATAAACCATAAAAAGTATACTCTATTTCTGCATTATAGTCTCTATCAAATTTAATTATCTTTGTTTGATTTGATTTATATTCATCAGGGTACATCATTCTAATATAATATCCATCCCCAGCTTGATCCTCACCAGAACCACTTGCCATATATTCTATCCAATGCTCAAAAAATTTAACAGTTTTATAATCACTATCAACCAAAAACTCTGCTTGTAATTCTGTAAATAATCTAGCAGTTGCCATTTTTTCCGTAACACCCATAAAATGCCCATCAATATCAGTTGTAGCATTACTACTACCAGGAAGAGATACATTACTACAAAGTAATCCTGCTGTCTCTCCTATAAATCTATAATCAACACCTCTCACATTAAGATGTTGTCTTAAAGGCAAAGGTAATCCACCAAAAATAACTTGATAATGGGATGTCCCAGCTAAATTTGATAGCGTTGGTTTAAAATCTGATATCCTACGAGGTTGTACCACTCTAAATATTTACTATTATAATTGTATTTATTTATGTCATATAAAGGTAAATATAAAGTGAGGTGTCCCTACAAGTACAAAGGAGATCCAACTAAGGTTATTTACCGTTCTCTTTGGGAACTAAAATTCATGAGATATTGTGATACTAATATCAATATTCTTGAATGGGGAAGCGAAGAAATGTATGTCTGGTATAGATCTCCAGTTGATAATCGTCCTCATAGATACTTCCCTGACTTTTATATTAAAACTAAAGAAAGTGATGGGAAAATTAAAAAATATATTATTGAAGTGAAACCCAAACGTCAAACCAAACCACCAGCAAAACCCAAACGTCAAACTAAGGGTTATCTACGTGAAGCATTTGAATATGCTAAGAACCAAGCAAAATGGAAAGCAGCAAACGAATGGTGTATTGATAGAGGATTTGAGTTTAAAGTGCTAACCGAAAACGAACTAGGAATTAAATGAATCGTATCGAACAAGTTGCAGAAGACATGGCAGGTAAAAGTTCTGATCAACTAATGCTTGAATTAATGGAAGCATGTAATGATACAGTCACACCTGTTCCTGATGTAGGTAGTTTTTATTTCTTTGTATATAATCCCAAAACTAATGGTATAAGATACGATCAAAATCCATTAGTAGCAGTCACAGATATTCTTCCGTGGGGATTCCGTGGTGTTAACTTTCATTGGGGTGAATCAAGACAATATACTTGGAATGAAATTGCTGGACAACTCTATCAAGTGTATGATGATGAACTAAATGATCTTGATGCGATTCCTTTCGCACATTTCCGTACTAAATAGTTAAAATTAATAAGAAAAGGTCGATAATGCCCCCAAGAATGACAGGTGCTCAAAGAAGAGCAAAACAATCTCAAATTAGAACAGATAGAAATACACCTTCAATGGCAACCTGGCGTGAAGATCCTGCCGAAAATAGAAAATTACAATTAGAAAGTGGAGTACCTAAGAGTAAACTTTTAAATCCAAAATTGAAAAAAACTGGTGGTAATAAAAATTCCAGTCCTCCAAGTGTTTTAAGATACCCAAATAAAAGACTTGAAAATAGTACTGATTACCTAGAAATAAAAGTTATCAAATATATTCCCAACTCATCATTTAATAAAAAAGTAGGAGGTGCTCTAGGAAAGGAGGGTAAATCTGGTGGTACATCTGGTGGAGAAAAAACAACTGCTATGGGTTGGGTGAAAAAAGGAGTTCAGATGGAAACTGCTACTTCCAGAATAAGAACAGCAAAACCTTTATCATATGTCTACCTACCAATACCAGAAAATATAGGAGATACTAAGAATACAGGATGGGATACTTCAACTATGAGTCCATTGCAAGCATTGAAAACTCAGCTTGCTCTAACTGCAATGACAGATCCTGGAAAAATACTTCAAGGTATAAAAAATACAAAAGGATTTGGTGAAATAGATGATACAACTAGACAAGCAATACTATCCAAACTTGCTGGAGAAGCTTCAGGAGTAGGTGGAGATGCTTTGATGGCAAGAGCAACTGGACAAGTAATGAACCCTAATATGGAAGTTCTATTTGCTGGACCATCTATCAGAGACTTTACATTTGATTTTGTACTTGCACCAAGAAGCATGAGTGAAGCACAACAAGTAAAACAAATTATAAGAACATTTAAACAACATATGGCACCAAAAGGTACAAGTGGTAATGGTTTCTTTATTGGTTCACCAGATGTTTTTATGCTTCAATATAAGAAAGGTGCAAATCCACACCCATTCCTAAATGTATTCAAACCAATGGCAATGACAAGTATGAATATGAGTTATACTGAATCTAATACTTACTCAACATATCATGATGGCACACCAACAGTTATGAAAATGACTTTAGGATTTAGAGAATTGAATCCAATATACTTCGAAGATTATGATAAAGAAGAAGGTACATCAGGAGTTGGATACTAATGTCATACTTTAGAGAACTGCCTGATTTAAATTATCAGTCCCCATTAAAAACAAAAAACTCTTCACGTTCATACGTGAGAGTTAAAAATCTTTTTAGGAGAGTTAAACTTCGTGATGATTTACAGAATGTTTTTACTCTGTTTAACAAATATCAAATTGAAGAAGGTGCTAGACCTGATACAGTAGCAGAAGAATTATATGGTAACTCGGAATTAGACTGGGTTGTATTATTAACTGCTGGTATTGTTAACGTACACAATGAATGGCCTCTATCATCAAGAGACATCTATAGATTTGCAGAAAGTAAATATGGATTAGACTTAAATAACATACATCATTATGAAACAACATTAGTTAAAAACTCTGAGGGTAAAACAATACTCCCTGCTGGTATGGTTGTAGACTCTACATTTACAATGGTAAATCCAGATTCACCAACCTATGCAAATATAACTCCTGTACCAGTAGTAGGAATATCAAACTACGAATATGAAGTAGAAATAAACGAAGAAAAGAGAGGCATATATGTATTAAGAAGAGAGTACTTACAGCAATACTTAAATGACATGAGATCAATTATGTATTACGATAAGTCCTCTCAATTCGTTAATAGAAGACTAATAGAAACGGAAAATACTAGAAATACTTCCCCTTAATATCATTCCTCTGCTAGTTTAGCAAAGTAGGATAGTGCATCATCTTCTTCTTCAGATGCAGCAGGTGTTGGTGTAGGTGCAGTCGCAGCAGCAACAACTTGCTCTGCAGAACCACGTCCTTCACTTTCATCTTCAAAAGATTCATCAACAGCAGGACGTGCCTTGTTACCAAGAACATAACCAAGACGCTTCTTCAGTTCTTCATAAGATTTAAACTGATCTGCAGCAACTAGTTCTGCAAGAGAGTTTTCTTTCTTCCAGATTGCTTCTAATGCGTCATCATCATCTAGTAGTGGTGATGTAGCAGTAAACTCTGAAGAATCATAATTACGATATCCAGCAACGTTCTTTGCCTTCAACTTGAAGTTAGCACCTTGCCAGAAATCAAATGGATCAATTGCTTCCTCATCCTCAAACTCAGGTTGCATTGCTGCAGTAAGTTTGTC